ATTTAGCATCTGCAAATGAATGTTTTCCTGCTAGTTTTACTGTTGAGTTATAAACGTGTAGTTTAATTTCCTCAAAGCTAACTTCAGGACGAGTAACGTTCATTACCTGCTTGGTTAATTCTGTTGTTGGTGTACCTGCTACTCCAAAATTATCTAAAGTAACGCGAAAGCGATACTTTAATTTTGGCATCAACAAGCCTTGGTTCGTGGAACTTTGGTCTGTTGATAAAGGTACTGTAAATCTGCTTAAACTTGAAACTGGCATGTGTATGCTCCTTATCCTTTTGTATTTACCTTATTGAGTCGAACCTGGAAAACCTGAACCTAATTGGCCAGAACTAATAGCGCCTGTGTTCAATAGTCTTAATGGAATATAGATAAATTCAACCGCTTTAACTGGTTCAATAGCAATATCCATGTAAAGTTCATTGCGATCAATACGTGCAGGTGTGTTATTTGAACTGTCACAAACGACTAAGAAGTCATATAAAGCACGTTGACCTACTAATTCTAATAATAGACTTTCTGCCGCCGCTTTGATTTCATTACGTGTCTGTTGATCATTTGGTTCAAACAAGAACGGTTTTGATAACACAGTTAACTGTCTGCGTAGATACGCAACCAATCTAGCTACGTTAATACGATCTAATGAACTAGCACTAGCAGAACGAGTATATTGACCAAAGTTTACTATACCTACACCTGGTAGTGTAGCAATAGGATTGATCTTAACTGTACCCATTACATCGCGAAGTCCTTCGTATAAACTTACTGTTTTGAATTCACCTTCACTATCAACATATCCTACTGATGTAGCATTGTCAACAGTACCACGGCGTGTCCCTGCTGGAGCAAACCATGGATATGATTTAGCATCACTATTAATAATAGTGCGCAACATCATATGGCTCGGTGGAACAACAATAAAGTTACCAGTATTATCATTTGTATAACCACTTGGATAGAACATGGCCATATATGGGTCATGGCTAACTGCGCCTTCGTCACTATTATCTACGGCATTGGCCATATTATAGCCCCAATTGCTTAGTACTGTACCTGTTGGTTGTAAACGGAATGGTGTATCACCAACAATAAATGCAGTTTGACCAATATCTGTATTAAGTGAAATTAAGTTTTGAATAACTTCTGTGTATCCAGGACATGCTAATAAATTAAATATTAATGTGTCTGTATCACGGATGCCTTGATTTGTATCAATTTCTGCTTTTAATTTTCCTACAACGTAAGCACGTTGAGCGTGTCGGCCAAATGTTCCTGACCCGTTTGCTTGATTAGGACTTACTGAAACCCAACGATCTGGGTTGTAGTTTGTTGTGTCATCATTGTCGTACCGAATGTTTGTATAGTCATTGGCTGTAATGTCGATATATCCTACCATGTATTCTTTAACATTAAATCCTGATCTACGAGTATTCCATAGACGTGTACCTTTTGGATATAGTGCAGGATCTGGACAATCTGGATCTAGATAATTGCTGTCTAATAAATCTTCAATGCTTGCTGGATCAGTTGCATCACCGCTAGCGGCCCAACGTGCATCTTGGAATACCCAACCATTTGGACTATGGCTATCTGTTACATCTTGTAAATCCCATACTAAAGACTCACCGTTCCAAACATAAACATTTTTTCCATATTCGTCAATGTTTGACAAATCAATCCAAATGTCACCGTTGACTAACGCACTACCATCGCTTTGGCCATCAGTTGCTGATGGGCGTGTAGCACTAATGATTGGACCAGTTGGGTTGCTATTAGGATAAGCCGTACCATCTTGATATCCAACCCAAGTAGTACCGTTGTTATATAAAATGTCAACACTTTCTAAATTAGCATCATACCATAATGTACCATCAGCTGGAGTTGTTGCTGGAGCAGTTGCTTGTGCTTGATATACTAATGGTTTCCAGTTAGTTGCTATAAAATCAAATGCATCTCCCTCTGGAGCGTTATATAGATTTGGTGTTCCTAATTTAGTAGCCATATCATAAGATGCAAAACCCAATGCGTCTAATGGAGAATTATCTTCGTCTGTTAACTCAAAATTTCCACCTAGTAAGTGTGAAATTGTTAAACTTTTAGCAGAAGCATCATAAGTTGCTACAATGTTTACCATACCCTGTGCGCTTAATGCCGCAGGAATCTTAGCCGCAGTACTTAACGGAGAACTCATCCAAGATGGAATGGAAATTGTTTTTTCATTGTCCCATGATCCGTCGGCTAGAGTTTCTCTAATAGAGAAAGTACAAATGTTTGTGCTAGTTGATAATGTTGTGTTACCAGTTACTTTAATGCTAGTAGCACCTGTTGATGCTCTACGCCATATTCGAAATTGTGTAGTTGTCTCAGAAGGAGCTAGAGTACTATAGTGATCTGGATCTGATTCAACAAACACAGTGTTTACTGGAATTTGACTACCGCCACTTGTTGGATCTAAAACAGAAATAGCCTGCTGTGTGCTGGCATAAATTGGAGCTCTAACTGTGGTCCAGGATTGTGTAGCACCGTTGTAATATTTTACATTGATGTCAGCACCGTAACCGGGAGTTGTTGTTTTGATCCAAACACTATTCGTAGCCCAGGCAGATGTATTTGGGTATTGATAGTGGGGGCTTACTTGTAATTTTTCACTAGATAACGACCAATCGTTACCTATAGATGTTTTAACTTCTACCCAGTCATTGCCAGTATTTTTATAAAAAACAGCATTGTTAAGATCAGTTCCGTTATTTTTAGTAATCACTACAGCATAGTCGCCCTGATTACCTAAAGCAGATACAGGAATTCCGTTTCCATCTAAATATATATCAGAATTGCTGTCATCGACTATCCAAGGAGTTTTTACTGTAAATTTCTTTGTTACAGAATCCCATTCGTTAATTCCAAATAAGCTGTTTGATGTATCAACCCAATATGTTCCTGCAACAGGAGTACCTGATGGAATACTAGTATCAGGGCTAAGTGATGCAAGGTCAACATCAGCACGTACAATATATGTTCTAGAACTTACACCTAGAACAGAGTAGGCTGCCTGTAAACCATATTCATTTTGCTCTCCGCCGTTAATTGGATTGCCAGAAGAATCTGTATAAAATGTTGGGGTTCCAAATGTGTCTGTTAGATCTCTCTGGCTAGTCATTACCCATACTTTACCTGCATTGGCTTTTAATGTGCCTTGTGCTGTTCCAGTTCCGGAACTATTTGATTTGTTTTCCGCAGTGGCAACAAATATTGTAGGGACTGTGCCCGGAGCAGAGGGAGTATAAAAACTCTCGTCTATAACTGATACGCTTACGCCTGGTGAACCTAGTGTGGCCATTTGATAATCTCCTTATTGGAATGCTTTGTTTTATTTAGCTATACCTTGGAAAAATCTGTGGTTAAATACCCATACAAAAGGGCAAGAAAAGGGCGGTATGAGAAATCTATGTAAAAAATGCAGGAGTAGACCAGTAGCTATCAACTACTATAAAGAAGGCAAGGCTTATTACAGAAGCAAATGCGATCATTGTAGTCGAGGTAGTGAGGAATCTAGACCTTTGTGGAGTTTGTCCGGTTATAAGAAAAAGGTAGTCTGCGAAAGATGCAAGTTTACTTCAAAACACGAGGATCAGTTTGATGTATTTCACGTAGACGGAGATTTGAAAAACTGCCGTCCTACTAATCTCAAGACTGTATGTGCAAACTGTCAGAGAGTCCTACATAAAGAGGGTGTTCAATGGCGACGGGGAGATTTAATTCCGGACTTTTAATTAATTGTTTAATTTGGTCATACAATTCTTGTATACTACCGTTATTGTCTATGATGTGATCAAAGTCAGTTCCTATCCAAGCCCATTCTGAGTTATGTACCTCTGGATAAGCAGTTGCCATATGATTAAAATTACCTTGATTTGTGGCCACTGCTACATCATACCACTCAGGTAATGGACCACGCTGTACCCATACAATTTCACCACCCTGAGCTCGAATAGCTTTTATTTCATTAGGAAACCGACAGTCACTAATTACTATATTATCTTGGCTATTACGGAGTTTATTTTCTAGGCTGGCAATCCATGTATCGTCGTGGAATCCTTTACGGCATACTTCAGTACCCCAGTACTGTAGAATCCAACGTGGAGTAAGATGTGGCATCCCTAACCGCTCGGCCCACCACGGATCCACACGTTCACGCCACTCACGAGCTTCTTTGGTACGACCTTCTAGTAAGGTCCTGTCCC